GAATCTACAAATGGCGAGAAACCAGAATATGAAGAATTGTCTAGTGGAATGTGTGGGGAAATGCCCCAAAGAAACCCCTATGAGGTCGCACAAAAGGCATTATCTATGGGAAATAGTGCATGGAAAGAAACTGGCAATAACCCAAACATTACTGCATTATGGGATGAAATTGGATATCAAGGAAATCAATATGCAGATGAAACTGCTTGGTGTGCGGTCTTTGTAGGAGCAACCCTTAAAAGAAGTGGTAACAAATATCATAAAACTGCAATGGCCCGTGGTTACGAATCATATGGTAAAGAAATACCATGGAATGAAATGCAGCCTGGCGATATAGTTGTAATGTTTAGAAATGGTAGGAGTTCTGGTAGTGGACATGTTGGGTTTGCGACAGGAAATTATACAAATAATACAGTTGATATGATAGGTGGAAATCAGGGTAACACTTTATCTGTAAGAACATATAAGAGAAATAGTGGGTCTAGAGGTGTGTTAACCATTCGACGTGCAGTATCTTGTGAAGATGGAAAAACTCTTGCGCCGCAAGTAGGACAAGTAAATGCACCAAAGTCCTCTGGGGTTGGTGGTCAAGTTACATAAATAGTTATAAAGGAGCGCATGGTGGCATTCGATACAGTAAGACCTATCAAGGCAATATTCCAAAATGATGGAGAAGTAATTCTTGGTGAATTTACTGATCAAGATCTTATTGGCATTGATATGGGTGGTACTGGCGCATCCAATTCTGCGACAGCACGTAGTAATTTACAATTAATACATTATAGAGAATTTCCCACTTTTAGTGATTTTGATACTTTACCAGAATCTGGAAAACTTGCAAAAAACAGTGCAGATGGAAAGTTATACTACTCACATCAAAATGCTTGGTTACAGATTGGACAATCTCAATTAGTTTCTGGTACTGATAATTCTGGAGTATTTGTAGATGAAACCGAAGTAGAAAAATTTATATTTACTGGAAGAATTGTATATTCATATGATGGGCCTACAAAAACTGCAACTCTTACAGTAGATGTAGATGATATTGAAGATAGATTAGATATTCTCGAAGATGACGATCAAACAAGTGGTTCTGTTAGATATTTAATCAAACAAAGATTTGATCAATTACTTGATGGAGTAATTCCAGAACTTGACACACTGAAAGAGATTGCAGATTCTTTAGGAGACACTTTAGATTTTAGACATGATTTTGATAATCATGTTTTAGACTTTAATCAATTAGATACAGATTTTACAACATTCAAACAAGATATAACTAATTTTGATAATGTGGATTTAACAACTAATGCACCAATACAAGGTGATGCAATTATTTGGGATCCAACAACTTCAAAATGGATTCCTGGCGCATCATTTAATAGTTCGGATTTTGAAGCGGCATTTCAGACCAAAACGGCAGCAGATTTAGACGTTGGAAATGCATCTGATGGCAGTTTTAGTGATGGTGCATTGGTAATCGAATCTGATAGAAAAACTGCGGATGTGATTGATGATTTAAATGAAGCTCTTGACAACATAAGAAAAGGTGTATATGTTAAGTCAGTTTCATTTTCTGCAAATCCCACTTTCGGTGGACAAGGTACATATGTCACATTAAATTTGACAGTTGATGGTACTGCAAATAGATATGATATTGATTGGGGGGATGGGTCTAATACAAATAACACCACAGACTCTACTCCAAGTCACACATATACATCAAATGCAAATAGTCCATATACAGTAACTGTTCGTGCATATAATTCAAGTGGTTCTGGTGCTGGTAGTGAAGCTTCATCAACAATAGAAGATTATATTATTATCTATACAACAGATCCAGCGGCCGCATTTAGACTTTATAGAAATGCAACAGGGGGGTCTGAACTGTCTGGTAATAATTTATATGTAATCGAAGGCGACAGTTTATACTTAGAAAATATATCAACCCAGACTACTATGGCAGATGTAGAATATACAATGGATTGGGGCGATGGTACTGCAGTTGAAAATATCACTTCAGATAATGCAGATGGTGGGGTAACTGGTAATAGATTACAACATACTTGGGGATTTGGTACACACACTGGCTCTGGGCGAGACACTTTAAGATTAACTCTTTCAAGTCACAGTACAGCAAACCCTAATGTAATTCCAAAACAAACAACAAAGTCATTAAAGGTATATGATATTAATCCATCTGCGCCGCAAGGACTAAGTTCTAAAAGTATTTCATTTAGTGGTAATACTGGATCTTCCCCACTACTTGCGAGTGGTTTCACTGACAATACAACAGGTACTACTTATAGTATAGGTTCTTCTGTACAAAGAACAACATCTACAAGTGGAAATATTTCATCAACTTCAATATCATCATTTGCATATAATGCGGATAGTGGTACATTAACTGCACTCGTTAACGGCGTAGACAACGGAAATAAAGTATTGGATTCTAATAATAATACTGGCACATATACTAGTCTAAAAATTGATAGTGAAAGTGATTATAATGGATTAAACTCTAGTGGTAGTTACAGTAATTTTAATAATAGTATATATTATCCAAATTTATATAAAGGATTTAAGGCAAAAATTCAAAAATCTGCAGCTGCAGTGCCTGTAGGAGTAAATAGATATCAACTTTCGCACAGTGGAACAGGAAACACTAACTCAATAGAGTTTGTTAAAGATAATCTAACGTCTACTCCAACTCTGACTGCTGGAACTATTTCAGAAAAAACTGGATTTTACAAATATATAAGTGGAATTCCTTATTATACATACAATTCTAAATTAACTTGGAGTGGTATTTCGGTATCTAATTTGGTCGGTCAAACATACAGAAATACATCACAAGTGCTATATGTGACTGGCAGTAACAATTATGAAGGCACGTCAAGTCAATCTATTAATAACAAGAGTTTTAATTATTCTGCAATAGATGGCACAACAACCATGTTGCAAAGTGGATATCCATTAGTAAATACTGGTGTTGGTACTCCATATGCAATTGGGGATTTAGAAATTGATATAACAAATTCTGGAGTTAGAACAATTGAATCTATACGTGCAGTTGCATACAACGTAAATGGTACAGGTAGTTATGTAAATAATAATCAAAAAATTGCAGTCCACACATCATCACAATCTGGTATTAGTGAGCTTTCTATTCCTGTAAGTTCAAGTTTAGGGTCTGGTTATAACGATAGTGGAAAAAGAATTTTTGATTTTGCATCAGAGATTACTGATACTCCTACATATAATAATACGATCAATTTTTATACAAACAATCTTTACTCTGAAAGTTCAGACCCAGGCGTATCTGGTACACAAGAGGCAACAGTTCGACTTGGTGTATTGAAACATAGTCTGGATGATTATAGTGGATTTTTACCAGTTGGCCCAGATCGAAGTGGTGATTCGGGTGTTCAATATTTTACTTTTGCGTTTAGGAGAACTATCACTGCAAACTTTAATATTAATATAAGTAGTAGTGGTGTTTCTGGTGTTTGGATTGCAGCGCCGGGCACTACAATTGACACTGCAAGTAGTTTAAATGGTTGGTTGGATTGTAGTGTACAATATGCTGGCGCTGGTGTGCCAGGCGAAAGTACATCAGGTGGTGGTAATGGTAGTAATGGTTGTGCGTCAACTGGTGGAGATAGAATACAATCGAATACTTCATTGAGTGGTTCTTATACTATGACTTTAGGTACAGAAAATTTGACTAACGCAACTAATAATGTTGCATTGGTTAGAATTGCATTATACTCTGGACAATCAGTTAACTCTATTAGTATAACATAGGATAAGTAAATGTCAATACCCGATAATCAAAAATTAGACTTTCTTTGGAAAAAATTAGGTTATGGTGCATCCAAGACAGACTTAAATTCTATAAAGGGCGCAACTAACGAAGCTATCCCAAGTCCATTATTATTACGTGGAGATAGACTTTGGTCAGAATCTCAAGAAATTCCTGCAATTATTCCAACCGTAAATAGTACATATGTTGAATTATATTTAAATTCAAATACGGTTGAGTGTGATATGGATTTAACGTCTACATCAAATCGTACTTGGAAAACAAATTTAACAGATTGGATACCACCAGAATTTGGTAGTACATATCAAGTAAAAGTTTATATAGATTCTGCAAGTTCTGCAAATCCAACATCCGGCAATCAAATATTTGCAGCAGGTTCTGGAAATGATGATGAATGGTTTTTTGATTATCAATCTGGCATTTTACATTTTATTGGTAATAATCTACCATCTGGAATTTCTGGAAATAAAATTTATATTTCTGGTGCAAGATATATAGGAACATTTGGTACGTCTGGTGGACAGACACAAATTGAACTTGATTCTCTTTCAAATCAGTTATTAGAATTAGAAGATAGAGTAAACACAGATTTAGATGATTTAATACAAGACGTAGACAGAAATAGAGCAACTATAAATAGTGTGCAATATTCCTTGGCAAATTTTAGTTATGGTGGACATACTGAATCACAAATAAATAGTTTAGTACAAAGTCAACAACAAGTTGGTATTG